GCATACGCGATAGGAGTCCGTCTCGTGGGCTCGGAGATGTGTATAAGAGACAGGAGAAAGTAAATGGGCTTTGGATCAGGATTTGGGTTTACTGAAAGCTCTGGCGCACCAACCACGTCAGGCACAACGGAATTCAATCTGGACATCCTCGAAATCTGCGAGGAGGCGTTTGAACGCGCTGGTACGGAGTTGAGGTCGGGCTACGATCTAAGCTCCGCTCGTCGGAGCCTCCATATTATGGGCCTGGAGTGGGCGAACCGTGGCATCAACCTCTGGACGGTCAAGGAGGGCTCCGTGACGCTGGCGGCGTCCACCCGGACGTATACGCTCGCTAGCGACGTGATCGACGTGATCGAGGCCGTGGCACGGACAGGCACCGGCACGGATCAAGTGGACTATACCATGTCTCGTATCTCGGTCAGCACGTATGCCCAGCGCACCAACAAGAACACTGAGAGCCGTCCGACCGAATACTATGTGGATCGCCAGAACCGGGCGACGATGACTGTGTGGCCGGTTCCCGAGGATACGACCTATACCGTTCGGTATTGGTATCTCCGGCGTATTGAGGACGCTGGCCCAAGCACTAACAATTATGACATGCCTGAGAGGTTCATTCCGGCGCTGATCGCCGGACTGGCCTATAACATCGCCCTCAAGCGGCCTGAGTTGACGGATCGCCTCCAGACGCTCAAGGCGCTGTACGAGGAAGAGTTTTCAACGGCGGCGAACGAGGATCGCTCTAAGGCGGCGCTCCAGTTTCTGCCCTTTATTGAGCCAGTGGTATGAGCCAGTACGCGGCAGGAAAACATGCGTTTGGGTTTTGCGACCGTTGCGGGTTTCGTTTTGACCTGAGCGACCTCAAGACCGAGATAGTGGACAAGCGCCCCAACGGACTTAGAGTGTGCGAGCCTTGCCTGGACGTAGACCACGAGCAGCTTCAGTTAGGAAAGTTCAGGATATTTGACCCGCAAGCTCTGAAAGACCCGAGGCCAGATATTTCTCGAGCAGAGAGCATCGGGTTATTTGGGTGGAACCCGGTGGGAGATAATATTACACTGGAGATGACAGCTAGTGTTGGCTCCGTAACTGTTACGACAACCGGGGTGCTACCAGGGTTTGACTTCGGTGGATTAGGAGATTGATATGAAGAAGCGACCGGCGAATAAGAAGACCAAGGTTAAAGGCTACTCCCATGGCGGTAAAGTCGAGACGAGCGGTGGCCGTGGTATCATGAAGACGAACCAAGCCACGGTGAAAGCCAAAGGCATGGGCGCAGCGACACGCGGCGGTAACTTTAAGGTCTGATCATGAATTATGCTTCACTGATAGCATCGATCCAGTCTTACACGGAGAACTCCGAGGCAGCTTTTGTCGCGGAGATACCTACGTTTGTGAAGCAAGCAGAGGACCGCATCCAGCATATGGTGCAGCTTCCTGCGTTCAGAAAGAACTCGCAAGGTGTGCTGACCGCGTCTAATCGGTTTCTATCCGCGCCCTCCGATTTTGTGGCGGCGCATTCCCTCGCGGTTCTCGACGCCAACTCCAACTTCATATATCTGCTCAACAAGGACGTGAACTTCATCCGCGAGGCGTATAGCAGGACGACGATTATGGACACCCCGCGATATTACGCGCTCTGGGATCATGACACGTTCTTGATCGGCCCCACGCCAGATGCGGCGTTGACGACCGAGCTTCATTACTTCTACAAGCCAGAGAGCATTGTCACGGCATCCAATACCTGGCTGGGCGACGAAGCAGAGGCAGCGCTGCTTTATGGCTCTCTCATCGAGGCATATACGTTCATGAAGGGCGAGCAAGACCTTCTCACGCTCTACGATACGCGCTATAAAGAAGCACTAGTCAAGCTCAAGGAATTGGGTGATGGCAAGAACCGCCGGGATGGCTACAGGTCCGGCCAAGTTAGAATGAAGGTATCTTGATGTTTGGACTTTCTAGCGAAATGACCCCTGGCGGCGTAACGGTTCACACGACCGAAAACCGTGGGCATTCGACGGAGGAGTTGGCCGAGATGGCCCTGGATAAGATCATATTCGTCGGTGATGACGCGCCTGAGCCAATTAAGGTACAGGCGATGGCCTACAGAGAGAAGTTGCGAAACATCTTGGTCTTCTATATGCGCCAGGCAATGTTGAGCGAACGTGTTACAATTAAGGCCGAGATCGCGGCTAAAATCAAGGAGAGTTAAGATGGCTATTACCCAAGCATTATGCACAAGTTTCAAGCAAGAGGTGCTTGTGGCCGAGCATGATTTCACGGCAAGCAGCGGGCATACGATGCGGGGGGCACTCTATACGTCATCCGCGACCATGACTGCGGCGACGACGGCGTATTCTGCTACCAACGAGGTGAGCGGCACCGGCTACTCGGCAGGGGGCGCTGCGCTCACCAACGTGACGCCGACCACGTCAGGCACTACGGCGTTGACTGATTTTAACGATTTGACGTGGTCAACGGCGACGGTTACGGCCCGTGGAGCGTTGATCTACAACGACACTCACGCAAGCAACGCATCGGTCCTCGTTCTGGATTTTGGTTCTGACAAGACCTCTACGGCAGGGGACTTCACTATTGTGTTCCCGGCTGCGGACGCGAGCAACGCGATTATACGGATCGCTTAATTGAGATGGTGGACGTGACATGGCATTTGGATCAGAAACGTGGGGCAGCAACGGTTGGGGCTTCGGCCACGCATCCGTCTCTGTTACTCAAGACACGCTCACCATGTCTATGGGGGACGAGGCGACGATTGCTGACGCCAACACCACGGCGGTTACCAACTTCGCAACCGCCTCACTCGGAAGCGTCGTGCTTTCCTTGGGGGCGTCGGTCAGTCCAACAGGCATCGCAGCCACTGGCTCTGTGGGCGATGAGACCACGCAGAGTGACAACAACACCTCTGTCACAGGTTTCACAGGGACGACTTCAGTCGGTTCAGAAGTCGTCGCGGCGGCAGCAAGGACCGGGGCTACAGGTGTTTTTGCGACCGGAGGGGTGGGATCAGCTTTTGTGTGGGGAGAGGTCTCAACCTCACAGTCTCCATCTTGGACTGAAATAGTGAATTAGGAGCGGTTAGATGACCAGCACACATACCTCAGAACTTCGGATCGAGAAGATTGCCACAGGTGAGCAGAGCGGCACCTGGGGGACGACGACCAATACCCAGTACGACCTCTGGGAATCCTCGATCTCGGGCACGGTAGCGGTCGCGTTTGCCTCAGACGGCAATGACACGCTGACCACGGCGAATGGGGCGGATGATGAAGCCCGGCATATGTTCATTAACCTGACCGGGGGAGCAACGCTGTCGGCTACCCGCGAGATGGTGGTGCCGACTTCCTCCAAACTCTATTTCGTCAGGAATAACACCACAGGCTCCCAGAGTGTCACCATTAAGACTGCGTCGGGGACAGGTATCACTGTCGGCAACGGTGAGTACATGATGCTGTATTGCGATGGCACCAATGTTGTTGACGCATTTGACGCTGCGAATATTAGCCGGGCAACAATCACAGGCGGGGTGATCACGGGTATCACCGACTTGGCGGTGGCTGACGGCGGCACGGGCGTTTCGACGCTCACGGACGGCGGCGTATTGCTCGGCTCAGGCACAGGCGCCATTACAGCGATGAGTGTCCTCGCTGACAGTGAGATGATCGTCGGCGACGGCACCTCAGACCCCGTGGCCGAGAGCGGCGCAACGCTCAGAACCTCCATCGGCGTCGGCACCGGGGACAGCCCGCAAGTCACCGGCATCGAGCTAGGTCATGCGACGGATACGACGCTAACTCGTGGTGCGGCAGGTGAGCTTCACGTTGAAGGCGCGGCTGTGTCGATGGAAGCCAGAACGATCACGGCAGACACAAGTACGGCACTGAACAGTGCGTTGATCCATGAGGGCGGTGTGGTGACGATGAACAACGCCAGTGCCAACGTGTTCACTATCGAACCTAACGCTACTATCGCACACTCAACCGGCGCTCAGATTGATGTGATTATGCTTGGTGCCGGTGTGACGAGCATCACAGGTGATACGGGAGTTACGCTTAACGGTGTTAGTGCCGGTACTGGTGCCATGACGGCTCAGTATGGTGCAGTTACATTGCTGCGAATAAGTAGTGATGTTTGGACTGCGAGTGGTGCCATCGGCACGGTGGCTTAGTCATGACGCATTTCAGCCCTGGTTTTATTACTAATCCTGCGACGGGTTACACCATCGAGAACTCTGTGTGGTTCTCTAGTACCTCAGACACCCTGACGAAAACATTCTCGGGGGCGGGGGATACACAGAAAGCTGTTATTTCTTTCTGGATTAAACAATGTTCCGCTGGAGCTAACAATAAGGTCTTTAGTTCTAGCTTGGCTGATGCGGTCGTATTCATATTCAACACGAACGATGAAGTGCGGATACGTTGGAGTAACACCAATCCCTATACAACTGTGTTTCTGTCAGATGGGCAGTTCAGAGATTACACAGCTTGGCAGCATTTCGCTCTTGCGATAGATATGACACAAGCAACAGATACCAATCGCATCAAGCTCTATGTGAACGGCGTTGAATCTACAGTTAACTCAACAAATTATCCAGCGCAGTTCGCAACGTTTACTTGGAACACTGCCATAGAGCATGTTATTCATGGCGCGGGGGAGGCTGAGTTTTATCTTGCTGAGTTCATCAGTTTAGATGGTCAAAGTATAGTCGGCGGCGACCTTGCGATTACTGATCTTGTAGATACGGATAGCAACGGGGTTCCTGTGCCTGTTGATCCATCAGAGCTTACGTTTGGGACCAACGGCTTTTGGCTAGACTTCGCCATAGCCCCCGGAACGGGTGCGGGGTCTGGCAATGACGTTTCAGGGAATAACAACGACTTCACTGAAACCAGCATGACAGCAGCGCAGCAGGTGACTGACAGCCCGACTGATGATGCTGAGAATGGTATTGGTAACTTTGCTACGTGGTCACCTCTCGGTAGTGAATATGGGCCGGGACCATCAGGTGCTTTAACAGAAGGTAACACTACAGCAAGTCAGTCTACAGGGGCTTGGACAGCGTGGGTTTCGACACAGGGGATGTCTACAGGCAAGTGGTATGCTGAGTTTGAATATGTCAGTGGCGCAGTTACATGGCAAATAGGTGTTGCTAGAGGAGCGGCTGACTTAGGTGCAAACACATATAAAGCTAACGATGCTTGGCAATGGTATGAAGGTGCAGACCAGAAGAGACACGATCTATCTTATTCATCGTATGGAACATCTTTGTCAGTCGGACAGCATTTCATGGTGTGCTTCGACGCTGATAACCAAGAGTTATACTTTGGAGGTAATGGTACGTGGTTCAACTCAAGTAACCCATCCACAAATACATCACCAGCATACTCTTCTGTCCCTGTGATTGCTGGCGAACCGCTCTTCTTCAAAGTGGCAACACATGATACAGTCTCAATAAAGATGGTAGCAGAAGCAGATTGGGTGCATACAGTTCCAACAGGGGCAAAAGCACTCAACACAGCCAACCTCCCGGCACCGACGATCACTGATCCGAGCGCGTACTATCAAAATCATCAATACGAGGGCACAGGAGCAGCACACGATGAGACTTTAACAGGAAACGCTTCGATGGACCCTGATTTGGTCTGGATTAAAAACATGGATCAATTTGACGAGCATAAACTTGTCGATACTTCGCGTGGGGCCACTAAGGAACTGAACTCCGATAGCACGAATGCGGAAACCACAGACGCTAACGGTATTGACGATTTAGGTGTTACAAATGGGTTCGGTCTTGGGACAGGTGCCGGTGGTTACAACGACAATGCGGAAACATTTATCGCGTGGTGTTTGAAGGAATCACCTACAGCAGGATTTTCAATTGTTTCTAGCGTTAGCCACACACAGGGATCAGCAACTAATGTTGCTCACGGTCTTGGAGCAGTTCCCACGATGGCTTTTGTAAAACGTACCGATTCAACAGGTGGATGGTACGTTTATCACAAGTCCTTAGCCTCAACTACAAACGGCCATCTTTTCTTAGATACCTCTGTGACCGAGCAAACATTGACGGGGGTATGGGGAGTGCATGACACCACCAACTTCGTCATCGGGGGCGGGGCATCAGCAATAGCTACTGGTACATATGTTTGTTACATATGGACGGATATTGATGGGTTCTTTGCTACAGGAACTTATACAGGTAACGCAAGCGCAGACGGGCCTTTTGTCTACACTAATTTCAAACCCGCCCGTGTCACAATTAAGGGCGGTTCCGAATGGCACACAGGGGATAACGCCCGAAGCCCCTACAACGTGGTAGGCAGCGGACTTAACCTTGGGGATACTGGCACGGCCCCTGCCACAGTGTCTACGATGTTCGATTTTACGTCCAACGGCTTTAAGCTCCGCACTACAAATGGCGGCTATAATGGCGCTAGCAAGTATTTTTGGTTCGCGTGGGCTGAGTCCCCATTCGGTGGATCAGGTGTGGCCCAGGCGAGAGCAAGGTAATGGCTGATGATCACGGTGAGCGGCTAGCGCGAATTGAAGAAGGCATCAAGAGCCTTGGCCGGTCGGTTGATCAACTGCGATCTAACTTTGAAAAGCACACCGAAGAAGAAAAGCGATTGGAGGAAGCCGTGACAAACATCCAGATCGAAATGGCGCAGGTCAAAGGAGGATACCGGACGTTCTGGAAGATGTGTGGAGCATTTTCTGTTGTCGGCGCGGCCACATGGGCTGCGGCAACATGGATAACAAAGTCATGGACCCAGTAACTATTGGATTAGCAATAGCTGGCGCTAAGAAACTTTTAGATGGCGCTAATGATCTAAAAGACATTGCTGGTGGCTTGGATAAATTATTCCACGCGACAGAGTCCAAGCCTAAACCAACAAAACATAAGAAGCCTAAGACTAGGATGCAACAAATACTAAGAATGAAGAGTGGTGATGCAGACTACGACGATGATACAAGTATAAGTTCAGTAGCTAACGACGTACTAGAGCAGCGGCGCAATGAAAGAGCCTTATTGAATTTAGGTATTGAGATAGACAATAAGTTTGGCAGAGGGACTTTTGAAGCTATTAAAGCTGAACGTACTAAACGACTTGAAGCCAAGAAAGAACAAGATGTAAAGAATAAAGAGAAGGCTAAGATAAAACAAGAAGCAGATGCTGAGTATTGGGATCACATTATTGTAATTCTTAAGAATATCGGCATCTTAATACTAATTAGCATTGTTTGTGTTGTTGTAGGTTGGACGATGGTAACTTTCGGATGCAAAGAGGCGGTGTGCAGATGAACAAGCAAGGCACATAGGTTATGGAAGGCTCGGTTGATATTCGCCTGATAATCACACTGGGCGGCATATTGTTCAGTGTAGCTGGCACCGCTGCTGTTGCGCGTAGCCAAATATCACGATTGACTGAGTTGCTAAAAGATATCGAAGCCCGAACAAGAAGCGCTGACACCCGCGTTGATAAACTGGAGACAACCGTTTTGAGTCATATACAGACGCAGACACAGCGCGTTGATATACTAGCAGGGATGATGTCGCCAACTAATCAAGAGCGCCATCACCGAGAGGCAGCTACGATTTTAGCGAGGATGGAAGTTTTGGAACGTGTCCAGCAAAAACTGGAAGCTAAAGTTGCATAGGAGAGTAAGTGATGCTTAGTTTATTAGGATCAGTGCTTGGTTTTGGAACATCGTTTCTGCCCAAGGTTATGGACTTTTTTCAGGACAAACAGGACAAGGCGCACGAACTCAACATGATGGACAAGCAGCTTGAGAACCAAAAAGTGCTTGGCGCTCAGAAGTTGCAGATGACTCATGTCGAGGCCGACATCGATGAGACTAAAGCGCTTCTCAAGCACGACAGCGCATTGCAGAAGCGGTCAAGCCAATGGATCGTAGACCTTGCGGCCAGTGTCAGGCCGGTAATGACTTATCTGCTGTTCATTGAGTTCATTATGCTGACGTTCTTGTTGGCCTTCGGGTACATCGACAACGATATGTATAGCTTGATTTGGTCGAGCGAGATTATGGCCGTCTGGTCTGCCATCGTATCATTCTGGTTTGGCGCACGGACCATGGCAAGGAAGCAGCAGACATGAGTTTGCATGACGCTCTTCTGAAAGAACACGGCTGGGACGGTCATATCAATGAAGCCGGTCTGGGCATCATCAAATCTTTTGAGGGATGGTCATCATCGCCGTACAAATGCCCAGCGGATCGCTGGACAATTGGATGGGGATCGACATGGGATATGGACGGCAATCCTATCACCGCTGACCATTCTGATATTGATGGAGCCGAAGGTACAGGTTTGCTCAAGAGAGAACTGCGCCACGTTGAGGCAGCAATTGGGCGCCTTATTAAAGTCCCGTTGACTGAAGGCCAGTTCTCCAGTCTGTGTTCTTTTGCATTCAATGTCGGCACTGGTAATCTACAGAATAGCACCCTGAGAGCGCGTTTAAACAGGGGTGAATACGAAGGCGCAAGTGCCGAATTGCCCAAGTGGCGTAGAGCGGGCGGACGGATTTTAAAAGGTCTGGTCCGCCGCCGTGCAGCCGAAAGAGCATTGTTCAATGGTGACTTAT